AATTAACAAGTTCCATTTATTTTATTATTATTTTATTCTTTAATTTATTTATTATAATTACGAAGTGTCGTTCATTTAAATAACGACACTTCGTAAATATAATAATACATAAAATTAATATTGCCATAAAGTTCCACAATTTCCACTCATAAATGTTAATATATTATATCTTTCTTCAAAAACAAATAAATTATAATTATATTGATAAATATTCCAATAAGGTTTATTAACACCAATTATTTCTTTTGAAACTGGATCACAAATATTCAAAGATTGAGCTAATAAATTAATTGGAGGAATAATTGTATTAAATTCAAATTGGATGTCATTAAAACGACTTAAATTAATCGCACCACTTGGTTGTTTTAAAAATATATTTGTATCTAAACAAAAATTATAACAGTATAATCCTTCACGAGCATATTTTGGCGTTCTAACATATTTTTCAATATAATCATATACACCATAAGGTTGCATATTTTCTCTATATTCACCATCAAATAAAATAGCTAAATCAACCAATATATTTTTAGTATTTATTATATTATATGGATTTGTTATAAAATAATTTGTTAAAGTATTATCTTCATTAACACCTGGTCCATTACTTGATGTTATTGTGCTATTTAAATAATAAAAAGGCTCACTTCCAACAATAGGTGCAGGAGAAATATAATTGGGTGGTTCAAGAAATGGAAAATTACTATAATTACTCCATTCATTTCTTAAATTTACATCACTTCGTTGAAAATAAAACATCCAAGAAGAAACCATGCCTAATGATTCTAAATTTACTTTATTTGAACCTGTAATATTATAAAATATATTTTCATGCACTTGTTTAATTAAATATTTTTGTTCGTGAGATGCAAATATTCGTTGTTCTTCATTTGATAAAAATCCATAAGTGCAATTTAAATTAATATCTGTATTCCAAATATTTCTTTTATCAATATATGAATTAATACTTAATGAAGTATCTGGTGGAGGTTGTAAAAACCGATACATTTGCATATAATAATTATTAAAATTTGGTGCTACACGTGGATAATTATTCTCTGAATCATAAACATCACGAATAGTGAATAATTGACTAATGGGTTTTAAAGTAATATAAATATGAAGAATATTATATTGTAAAGAAACCAAAGGAAAAGCCATTTGAGAATTAAGAACAAACCAAACATTTAATGGTATATAAATTGTTTTTCCACGAATGGAAGGTTCAGGAATTACTGATGAATCAGTAAAATAAGCATTTGGATAATTTCCTTTATTTTGACCATAAAATGCAGGATTATTAAATTGATTTGTATTACCACCCATATCATTTATTAATTCTATTTTTTTAGCTTCAAAATCTCTTTCCATTAAAGCCAATAAATAATCTCCAGAACATTGAAATAAAAGTTGATTTCCACAATTAATTACTAATTTAGAAATCATTTTAAATCCTATATTTTTTATCCATTGAAATTCATAAGGTCTCCAAGAACCATCACTTGTTGTCGGTGGTATTATTGGAGACCAAATATCAGGCAAATTTACAGAAATATATGTATCCATAAGTAAATCTGCATATCTTAATATTTTAAAATCAAATGTTGATTCTTCTGAAAGTCTTAAACTTTTTGAACCTTCATAATCAATACGAAATTTCTGTAATCCAAAATTTGTATATTTAGCATATGTTGTTTTAAAAAATGTTTTTGTTGGATTTCCATTTAATATTACATTTCCTTGTCCTTGTGAAACTAAATTCATTAATCCGCCAGGCATTTAATATATATATTTCATTTATTTAATTTTATATATTAAATATATAATAATATATAAAATGAATAAATCGTTCAATCTTTATGATAAATTATATAACTTTAAACAAAACATTAAATCTTATGTTATGATAATTTTAATTATTATTACATTATTATTTTTTTCTTTATATTGGCTTGTTTATATACGAAATTTACAAAATAGAGAATGTTCTTTTTTCAATTCTTTTTATTCAAAACCAAATTCTAATTTACGATCATTAAAAAATACAGACCCTCAATGTAATTTTACTTTTAAAGATTATTATATTAAATCCGCATATAATTGTTGTAATGGCGGTGCTTATTCAAATGATTTTGTTAATGTTTGTGTTTTAAAAGATATATTAAAACAAGGTGTTAGAGGTTTAGATTTTGAAATCTTTTCCATTGATGATAAACCAGTTGTTGCTTCTTCAACTACTGATGATTATTTTGTTAAAGAAACATACAATTCAATTCCTTTTGAAAATATTATGAATATTATTAATTATAATGCTTTTCATATTGGTTCTTCACCTAATCCAACTGACCCTATTATTATTCATATTCGTTTTAAATCCGTTAATTTAAAAATGTATGAAAATTTAGCTAAAATTTTAGATTTATATAATGATATTTTACTTGGAAAAGAATATAGTTATGAAAATAATAAAACTAATTTTGGAAATACTTTAATTCAAAATCTTTTAAATAAAGTTATTATTATTGTTGATATGAATAATCCTTATTTTTTAAATTGTAAAGATTTTTATGAATTTGTCAATATGACAAGTAATTCATTATTTATGAGAGCTTTATCTTATTATGATATTCAATATTCACCAAATATTGATGAACTCACAGAATTTAATAAACAAAATATGACTATTGCTATGCCTGATAAAGGTCCATCTCCTTCAAATATTAGTTCAATTTTAGTTCGTTCTTGTGGTTGTCAAATGATTTGTATGAGATATCAAATTTTTGATTCTAATTTAGAAGAAAATGAATTATTTTTTAATTCATACACTTATGCTTTTGTTTTAAAACCAGAAAATTTAAGATATGTTCCTATTGAAATACCAACGCCTTTACCTCCAAATCCAAAATTAAGTTATGAAACAAGAACTATCAATAAAGATTACTACAGTTTCAATATTTAATTTTTTATTTCTTCTTTTATTTATATGAGAAATACACAAGAACGAAGTATAAAAGACAAAGAAAATATTACTGATTGTCAAATAACTATTTTAAAAAAATCAATAGAACAAGCAACTAAAAATATGGGTAAAAAAAAAATGAGTTCTCCTGAAATTATTAAAATTATTGAAATTGTTGAAACTTTTATTAAAAAAAAAAAATTACTACTTTACGGTGGAACTGCAATTAATAATATACTTCCTAAAAACGAACAATTCTATGATTATGAAACAACTATTCCTGATTATGATTTTTTTAGCACTAATGCTATGAATGATGCTATTGAATTATGTGATATTTATTTTAAAAATGGTTTTACAAATATATCTTCTAAATCTGGTGTTCATGTTGGAACTTTCAAAGTTTATGTTAATTATATACCTATTGCTGATATAACACAAATGAATAAACAATTATTCACTAATCTAACTAAAAATGCTATTGTTAAAAAAGATTTTTATTATGTTCCTGCTAATTTTTTAAGAATGAGTATTTATAAAGAACTCTCACGACCAGAAGGTGATATTTCAAGATGGGAAAAAGTTTTTGAACGCCTTTTATTATTAAATAAATATTATCCTATCAATTCTGATTCAAATATCAATTGTAATCTTCTTCTTTTCAAAGACAATATCAAACAAACTGAAAAACATCTTGAAAAACATCTTGAAAAAAAAGAATTAAACAATCAAAAATTTGACAAACATAATAAATTTAATCAAATTTTTAATATTATATTAGATCAAGATATTGTTTTTTTTGGTGGATTTGCCGATATGCTTTATTTAAATTATTTGCCTTTTTTTAAAAATAAAAAATTAATTACACAAGGTAAAATATATACAAATGATGTTTTATCCATAGACCCTAAAAAAACTATTGAAAATATTAAAAATAAACTTAAAAAAGAAAATATTGATATTAATATCAATATTGAAAAAATTAATGGGGTTGATGATGTTGTTCCTTTACATTATCGGGTTCAATTTGGAAAATTTCTTATTTTGAATATTTATCAAACAGAAGATTGTTATAGTTATAACCTCATTAAATTTAAAAATAAATGTATTAAAGTCGCATCTATTGAAACCAAACTTTTCTTCTATTTAACTTTTATTTATCTTAATGATAAAAATTATGATGCTAACCGGATTTTATGTTTATCCTTATATATTTTTTTAATTCAAGAACATAACAAATTAAAAAATAAAGGATTATTGAAAAGATTTTCTATTAATTGCTACGGACATCAAGAAACATTAGAAGAAATTTTAGAAATTAAATCCAAAAAATTCATAGAATTAAAAAATAATAAAAATTCACCAACTTATAAAAAATGGTTTTTTCAATATGACCCATCAACAAAAAATATTGAAAGTAATCAAGATAATGATGATAATATTGATAATAAACAAACAAATAAACAAACAAATAAACAAACATCTAAAAAACAAAAATTATTGAAACAAAAAAATAATAAAACTTTTAAAAAACAAAATTATAAAAATAAAACTTCTAAAAATAAAACTTCTAAAAATCCATTGTTAAAATTTATCAAATTGTTTTAATCCCAAAGTAATTATATAATATATTACACTAAACAATATGGAAATAAAAATATAACCATAAAAACTATAATTTAAATCATCATTAAATAAAAATGGAATATATTTTAATATTAATTTTCTAAAAAAAGGCAATTGAAAAATAAAAAACAACATTCCAATTAACAAAGGACCATTTATTTCATCATATATTTTATCCATTTCATTTAATTTTTTATTATTATTTATATATATATTTTGTATTTGGTCTTTATCTATTGTTTCTGGAATATAATTTTTTTGCGTTGTTTCAGGTATATAATGACTAATAATTTCGGGGTATTTTATCAAATGTTCTGTTGTTTTTGGAATATCTCTAAATTGTATTTTTGTTGATCCAGCTGCATTTTGTAATCCATTTATTATTTCATTTATTGTGAATTGGTCTAATTTCACTTGATTTTGATTTGGAACATTTGGAATTTGATTTGGAAGATTTGGAATTTGAATTTGATTTTGATTTTGATTTGGAATTTGCACTTGATTTTGGTTTGGAATTTGATTTTGATTTTGATTTTGATCTTGGATATTCATATTTATATTTTCATTTGGAATTGGTAATTCATTTAATAATGTAGTCATTATATTATTAAATAGACATATACTAAAAATATTATTTACGCATTAATTATTCTTTTCGTTTTATCACATTTTACTTCTTT